GATCGCCGACAACAAGATCGCGCTCAACGCCGGCTGGGACGAAGACATGCTGGCCACTGAGCTTCAAGAACTGGCTGATATGGATTTTGATCTTGACCTGACGGGATTTGATCCAAGTGAAATTGACGATCTTTTGAACGATGAAGAAATTTTCAAAAAAGACAAAGAAAAAGCCGGGAATATGATTGCTGAATTTGGATATGCACCGTTTAGTGTTTTGGATGCCCGGCGCGGAGAATGGATTGATAGAAAACGATGGTGGAATGAAAAAATAGGTGATGATGGTGAAACTAGAGAAGGAACGTTAATGGGAGACGGATTGCCTGGATATAAAATAAGGACGGTTTCACTTCTCGACCCAGTAATGTCCGAGGTTGTTGTTAATTGGTTTGGATTGCAGGGTGGTGTTGCATTTGATCCTTTTGCTGGGGACTCTGTTTTCGGATATGTGAGCAGTTATTTAGGTATGACATTCAAAGGGATTGAACTTCGCAAAGAGCAGGCAGAATTAAATCAATCTAGGGCGAGCGCAGCAGGACTTGATGCTGTTTATTATTGTGACACAAGCGAAAACATGGGCGAATACATCGAAGATGAAAGCATTGATCTTGTTTTCTCATGCCCACCCTACGCTGACCTTGAAGTTTATAGCGACGACCCGCGCGATTTATCAACCATGCCGCATGATAGTTTTTTCAAAATTTATGAAAACATCCTTTCTCAAACATACAATAAACTTAAAAACAACCGTTTTGCCGTGATTGTCATGGGTGAAGTACGCGGGAAAAGCGGCGCATATATTGGCACAATTCCAAACACCATAAAAATCATGGAGCGGGCGGGATATAGCTATTACAACGAAATGATCCTAATCACGCAAAATGGATCGCTCGCGCTTCGTGTTGGCAAACAAATGCGCGCAACGCGAAAAATTGGAAAAACGCATCAAAATATCCTTATTTTTGTAAAAGGCGACGGAAAAAAAGCAGCAAATGAGATCGGAAAAATTAGAGGCCTTGTTGAAATTGACGAAAAATTAAACGAAGAGGGTGTGATTTATGAATAACACAGGATTGCACGCGACGCTCGATGTTTATATGGAGCGAAATTATTCTGAGCTAGAGCTTAAATCATTATGTGAAAAAGCTATTATCGATTCAGGAATGAATATCGTAAAGTATTCATCGCACGAGTTCACCTATAACGCATTTACAGCGGTTTGGATTCTTGCTGAAAGTCATTTTACGGTTCATACATACCCCGAACATCTTTATGCGACATTTGATTGCTATACATGCGGCGATGAAGGAAACCCAATGCTTGCAATAAATGCGCTGCTTCTAAAGTTAAAAGTTAAGCGCGCAACAATAAACAACATGAAACGAGGCGGATAACATGAAAAAAATAGATATTTTGCGCAATTTAATGATCGCCGGAGAATGGGAAAAAGCCATCAAAATGGCCGCAAAATTTCCACGATTAGGCAATGGTAAAGAAGCCATCCAGCGCGCGGCGGGTTGTATAAACAACCCCGGATTTTTTGAACAATTAGGGCATGACATTACCGAGTGCATTGCAGCCGGGCGTAAGGCGATTGAGGATGATTACGGGGTATGACATCCCGCACCCACACCGCCCAAGTGCAAGACTGCGCCCCCGGGCTTTACGCGGCCTTCGCAAGCGCAGTCAAGCCGCGTCCGCTGACATCACTGAGCCAGTGGGCGGATCGTCACCGCATCTTGTCGAGCAAGGGCAGCGGCGAGCCGGGGCGGTGGAATACAAGTCGCACGCCGCACCTGCGCGAGATCATGGACGCGCTATCGGTCAACAGCCCGGTGCAAAAAGTGGTCGAGATGAAGGCCGCGCAGGGCGGTGGAACCGAGGTCGGCTTGAACTGGATCGGCTACGTGATGGATCACGCACCTGCGCCGATGCTGGTCGTCGTGCCGACCATCGAAGTCCGCAAGCGCTGGGTTCGCCAGCGGCTTGACCCAATGCTGGTTGAAACACCCGTGCTGCGAAGCATCTTCAACGCCCGCAGCAAGCGCGACGCGGGCAACAGCGAGGATATGAAGGACTTCCCCGGCGGCATGTTGATTGTCGGCGGTGCAAATTCACCGGCCAGCCTTGCGTCGATGCCGATTCAATACCTGATTTTTGACGAGGTAGACGACTATCCCGACGATACAGGCGGGCAGGGTGACGTGATCGGTATCGCCGAGCAACGTCAAAAAACATTCCCACGCCGCAAAACCCTGATCATCAGCTCGCCGAAAAAGCCCAGGGGCGTGAGCATTATCGAGGCCGAATACAACGCCAGCGACATGCGTGAATACTTTGTGCCGTGCCCTCATTGCGGTGAAATGCAGGTGCTAAAATTCCGCCACGACGATGGCAACTATGGCCTGATCCACCAAGAAACCACCGGGCGCGTGTTCTACGCCTGCCGCGCCAACGGCTGCGAAATCGAAGAACACCACAAAACCGACATGCTCGAACGCGGCGTGTGGTTGCCGCGCCACCCTGAACGCAAAGTGCGCGGCTACCACTGGAGCGGTCTTATTAACCCGATTGGCCTAGGCTACACGTGGGGCGAGATATGGAGCCAGTGGGTCGAGGCGCAGCAAGACACGTCAAAGCTCAAACGCTTTGTCAACACGACGCTCGGCGAAGTATGGGAAGAGCAGGGCGACAGCATAGACGGCATGGCGCTTATTACACGCTGCGAAGATTACCCAGAACACGCCCCGTGGACGGTTAAAACCGCCGGAGTGGATGTTCAAAAAGACCGTCTAGAGGCCACGATTGTCGGCTGGGGTGCGGGAGAAGAAAGCTGGCATCTTGACCATATCGTCATCGACGGGGATACCACCCAGCCCGAAGTCTGGGACGATCTGCACGATGAACTGACCCAAGTCGGCGTGCATTTTGCTGCCGTTGACTCGGGCTATAACACCAGCATGGTTTATGCGTTCGTCGAAAATCGCCGCTGGTGCGTAGCAGTGAAAGGCGTGACCGGCATGGGGAGACCTCTGATCGAAGACGAAAGAAAGCGCAAACAGCGCCTGCGCTATCGCCGCCGTAAAGCCGCCGCCCCGGAGCCGCTCGGCGTAGACCAAGGCAAGGCCATTGTTTACGCTCGCCTGAAAATCACCCAGCCAGGCGCTGGGTACGTGCATTTTCGCCGCGACCCAGCCTTTGACGACGAGTATTTCAACCAACTTTCCGCTGAAAAACTGGTCACCAAGGCGCGAAATGGTCGCCCGGTGCAGGAATGGAAGCAGATGCGGCCACGCAACGAAGCGCTCGACTGCGCGGTGTACGCGCTCGCGGCGCTGCGCTTGTCGGGAAGGAGGCTTGACGTGCCCGCACCAACGCCCGTGCCGGACATTGAAAAAATAATCGAACAACCACAACCCCAAGCCTCGGATGATTTTGCGGCCATGCTGGCCGCACGCAAGGCCGCGCGTCATGGCCGATGACCTGCAATCCTTGCTCCGCGTGGCGCGAAAAAATGCGCCAGAAGTAGGACGCGCCGCATGGGAGCGTGTCGAAAACGCCCTGCGCCAAGAATTCGGAGCGCAAAAAATATACATTGCCTCGCGCAAGAAAAAACGCCAGCTCGACGTGCTTGAAAACGCACCGCCGGATGCAGATGCCAAGCGCCTGGCCGAAATGCTCGGCGTATCCGAGCGACAGGCGCACCGCATCAAACGCTTACGCTGACACTCCTTGCCTAGTTTTGTCACATGCCCACGCCTCATGATTACATCATGAGCGAACCAACTACCCTACGCGCGGGCGATTCAATCGCCTGGACTCACACCGTGCCAGACAGCCCTGCATCTGCGGGGTGGGTGCTGGCCTATCGTTTGATCTGGCCAAACGGCACGGCAGCGGATATTACGACCACGCCCGTCGGCGATGATTTTTCCGTCGACCTCCCCGCCGCATCAACCTCAGCCTATACCACCGGACACGCCACGCTGGCGTCGTGGGTGTCACGCGGCGCGGACGTGTACACTCTGGCGCAAACTGCCGTCGAAATCCTGCCAAACCTACGCACCGCGACGATATTTGACGGACGAAGCGGCGCAGAAAAACGCCTCGAACAAGCCCGCGCGGCGCTGGACAGCTACCTTGCCGGAGGCAAAGCGCACGTCGCCAGCTATGACATCGGCGAACGGAAAATGGTATTCCGCAACTCGAAAGAGCTGATTGATTTAATCGCATTCCTAGAATCCGAAGTGAATAAAGAGCGCGCGGCCATGGCATTATTCAACGGCACCGGCTTACCCGGTCGCGTCCACACGCGGTTTTAATCATGGGAATCTTTAACATTTTCCGCAAAAAGCCGCACAGCGACGCATGGCTCGGCGAGGCGATTCAATCCGCCGGGAACCGGGCGCAGCAGGCCATGCTATCCGGCCTCAACACTGCAAAGCGCGGGTTTCAGATCGCCGAAACCCCGGCCTGGACGAATAGCTGGTCAACCACCGGCACCGAACTCAACGAAGAACTCGCCGCGCACCTGCCCGTCATGCGCGCGCGCTCGCGACAAATGGCGCGCGATAACGAGTGGGCGGTGCGCTACGTCCTCCAACTTGTGGATAACGTGCTTGGCCCCCAAGGCATCCGTCTGCAAATGCGCCTGCCGAAGATCAACGAAAATCCAAACCCGTCCAACGAGGTCATCGAAAACGCCTGGTGGGCGTGGGGGCAGCGCGGAACATGCGAAGTCACCGGCAAGCTCACCTGGCAGGAACTCGAAAAAGCCGCGCTCGAATCACTCGCCCGCGATGGTGAATTGCTGATCCGCCTGCGTCACGGTGTCGGCACATTCGGTTTTCAACTCCAACTCCTCAACCCCGCCATTTTGGACGTGGCGCATCACGGCACACACCAAGGCCGCCGAATTCGCATGGGCATTGAAATCACCGACGAAGGCCGCCCGGTTGCCTACTGGCTGCGTGCGGCGAAATCGGGAGAATCGCCCACCAGCTACACCGTCACGTCGCGCCACATGCGCATCCCGGCGGAAGAAATTATCCATGCGTTTGAAATCCACGAAATTGACCAGCTTCGCGGTATTCCGTGGCTCACCGTCGGCGCACGTCGCCTGTGGCTCATGCAGGATTTTGAAGAGTCCGCAGCGGTCGCATCCAGCAATGCAGCCAAGCGACAAGGCTTTTTCGTCTCGCCAAGCGGCGATGCCCCACCGGGCTTTGCCGACACCATCGTCTCCAGCGTGCTTGATGCCGCACGCGCGGCAGGCAAGGTTTTAACGCCGGACGAAATCAAACGACTGACAGACGCAGCGGAAAAATACAGCACCACCATGCCGGGTCAGTTCGACACCCTGCCGCTCGGGTACGACTTCAAGCCGTTTGAATCCGACTGGCCGAATATCGACGCATCCAGCTACATCAAGCAAGGCATACGAGGCTGGGCAGCCGCGCGCGGCATGTCCTACGTCACCGTCGGAAACGACCTCGAAGCCGTCAACTACTCCAGCGCCCGCGTCGGCATTATTGACGAGCGCGAGCACTACAAATCAATGCAGGCGAACCTCATATCGTGGCTACATAGCGAAGTCCTTCGCCGCTGGATGCCTTACGCGGCACTTGTTACACCAGGATTATCGTCGCAGCGAGTGCAAAGCTACCTGTTTTCTGCCACATGGCAACCACGCCGCTGGGTCGGCATCGACCCGCTCAAAGAAGCCAACGCCCACCGCGTGAATTTGGAGCTCGGCCTGACCTCGCGCCGCCGTCTGCAAATCGAACGCGGCGATGACCCGGACGAAATAGCCGCCGAAATTGCCGAAGAGCGCGAACTTTACGGCGACGTTCCTAACGCGCTGATGCTTGTCGATGACGAGGCGGACGAATGAGCGAGCGCAGTCGCCTTGCCCTTGGTTCCTCCATCATCATCGCCACGCTGATGGTGGGCGGCTTGGTGCATGACAATATCAAGCTCAAGGAAGGTTATGCGCCCGTGGCGACTGTGCCGGTCAAGGGCGACCCATGCACGGGCGGCCACGGCTCGACCACGCATCTTGACGGCTCGCCCGTGAAGTGTGGCGATAAGTTCACGCCTGAGTATGCAAGCTGGCGCACCACGGCTTATCTGCTCACCCAGCACACGCAGCTCAATGCCTGCATTCAGGTGCCGCTTACTCCCGTCGAGTACGC